AACAGGAACTGACAATACGCTAGTCGGATGGGGAGCTGGAGATGGACTGACTGGTGCAGCAACAAGTAATACTTTAATTGGTGCAGAAGCTGAAGCATCAAGTGCTGGTGCAACAAACCAAATTGCAATAGGAGCAGCCGCAGTAGGTCAAGGAAGTAACACAGTAGTTTTAGGAAAATCTAGTGTTAGCGCTGTTTATGCCGCTAGGAATGCAAGTGCATCAGTAGAAGCATCAGCATTTAATGTTGGTTCAGATAGAAAATTAAAAAAGAATATAAGAGATACTGCTTTGCAAGGCATTGATTTAATTGACCAAATGCAAGTTAGAGATTTTGAATGGAAAGATAACGATGTGACTGTTAATGGTGGTTTAATTGCACAAGAGTTAAAAGAAATTTATCCAGATGCTGTTGGAAAAAGAAATGATGATGGAGAGGATGGCGATACTACAATGACTATCTCAAGAGAAAGCATGGTTCCTTTATTAATTAAAGCAGTCCAAGAGCTATCTGCAAAAGTAAAAGAATTAGAAAGTAAATAAACAAGGAGTCAAACATGGCAAAAAAAGAAAAGAAGCCAGTCTTGAATCTAGATGATAAAGAGTATATCATAGAAGATATGACTGATGAGCAAAAGATGATGGTAAATCACATAAACGATATTCAGAACAAGCAGAACAGTAATCAGTTTATTGCTGACCAATTATCTGTTGGTAAAAAAGCGTTTATAGAAATGCTTAAAAAATCCTTACTAGAGGAGAAATAAAAGTAATGTTAATTAGGAAAAGTTCTCAGGGTTACGATTTAAAACTATATAGGAATAACACTCCGGGTGCTACTCGTACCAAGACACACCCTAATGGTGATGTCGAAACCCTAACTTACCCTAATAGATATAAATACTTTTTAATATTAGATGGTGAGATAATTAGAAGAAGTGATAGTTGGGATACTATTGAACAGTTATATGTTGATGAGTGCGAATCTAGACATGGAGGTGGAAAAGGTAGAGTGATAGTGGGAAAACATAAATTAGTTAATCACATGATAACAGAATTAGGAAGTTAAAATGTCTCTATATAAATATACAGAAAAAGAAGCAGCTAACTTATTAATAGGTCAAAATGGATTTGATGTTATAGGAGAGCATGACACTACTGTTGTAAATCCAGATACTGGTTCTTGGGTTGCTATACAAGCTTTAGGAAAAGATTCTAGCGGAACTACTGAGTTTTTAAAAATAAAGGTTACCTCTAATATTGGAGATAATATAGATTCTTTTGTTAATTTAATTCCCGGTGAAATACTTTATGGAAACTTTAGTGGTATTGTTAATCATACAGATTCTACAGCAGTATGCATAGCTTACAGAGGATAAGAAGAACTGAAAGACTTAAGAGAAGGCTTATAAATTCTAGTAAAAAAATAGGAATATTGTCTTGGATAAAACAAAAAATAAAAAAGATTTTAAAATTAAAAAAATAAACAAAGGAGATTTTAAAGTTGTTAGTACGAGTTATAATATCAGGATGTTTTATACTTATGTTGAGTAGTTGTAATAATGGCTGGTCTGTAGGAAATATAGATGTTCACGCAGAAGATTCTATGTATACTTTCGTAGAGGTCTTAGACCAAGACTCTACTTCACATTTTTATTCTGACCATATAAGATTTGATAGTGACAACTGGTGTTTTGTTCATCATCAGTGGGAAGTAGTAAGGAAGAAATGAGTGAAGAAGTTAAGACCGCTAGAAGCTACAGAGGTACTATTGTCGATGACAACGCTGTTATTTCTGTCAATATCAGATGGATATTTCAAGGCATTGCCCTTATTGGCGCTCTGGTCTATGGCTACTATAGGGTTGAGACTAGACTGGAATCACTTGAAGATAAGTTGGCTAATGCAGATAAGCAGATTGGGGATTTACTTAGTAAACATATCGTGGAAGAAAGGGCTAAGAGAGCAGAGTTGGCAGAGAAAGTAGCCTTCTATGAGAAAGAATTTAATATTAATCCTTTAAGCTGGGGTAAAAGGAGAAAAAAGTAATGGACATGATGGCAATTTACGGTGAAGCGGGGATGATAGGAATTTGTGGTGCATTACTTGTTTATCTTGTAATGTCTTTGTCAAAGAAATCAGAGGCGCAGCAAGAGTCGTTAAAAGATTTAGAGGTAGAAAATAAAGGTCAATCTGAAAGTATTAACAATATGGAAGGAATGATTATTAAATTAATATCTAGATGGAATGAATCAGATTCTGTTAGAGATAGAAGATATGAGCAAATGATGGAAGCTATATCAGATTTAGAAAAACAATTATCCAGAATGGATGGCATCATGTCACGTATGAATGGAAACGGAAGGCACTAATGAATAATGATGATTTAAGAACTCATTTAATTAGACATGATGAAAGATTAAGGAATATTTATTCTACATTGAATAGAATAGAAAAACATTTAGAAAGGCTTAATGGTAAAGTAGATAGGCACGAAACAGACATTGCTAAAGTTCAAGTCTGGGGAGCAGTTGCCTTAGTAAGCTTTCCTATAATCGTAAACATAATAATGAGGTTTATATAATGTTAAAGAAAATGATAGCAGATGAGTTATTAGGTGATGCAACTAAAGATGAGTTAATTGATGAGATTAATAAAGCGGTTGATATTCCTATTATATCTGAAAAAACAGAGAAGGCTATATTGGAAGCTCTTTGGAAAATTATTAAAAAAGTTTTGCTAGCTAAATTAGGCGTATAATGCCTTCTAAAAAAGACCCTAGATTAAAACGAGCTGGAGTCTCTGGGTTTAACAAACCTAAGAGAACACCTAATCATCCTAAAAAAAGTCATATAGTTGTGGCTAAAGAAGGGTCTAAAGTAAAGACAATTAGATTTGGTCAGCAAGGTGCTAGTACAGCAGGTAAACCAAAAGCTGGAGAATCTAGAAGAATAAAAATGAAAAGAAAATCGTTCAAAGCTAGACATAGAAGAAATATAGCAAAAGGTAAAATGTCTGCGGCTTACTGGGCGAATAAGGTAAAATGGTAATGAATAAAAAAGTTAAAGCTCCAAAGGGTTATCATTGGATGAAATCTGGTGCATCATATAAGTTAATGAAGCATAGTGGTAAATTTAAATCACATAAAGGTGCTAGTCTAATGGCTGATTTTAAAGTGCAAATGAAACACTCAAAAGCTAAAAAGAAATAATGGGAAGAAAAGTTAGTTGGATGTTTGGAGGTAAGAAGTATAGCGGAACTTTAATAAGGGAAACTAAAACTCATAAATTTGCTAGAACAAAAAACGGTAAGATAAAAAAGATTAAAAAATAATGGCACGTAAATTTAAAAAAGTCTCTAAAACAAAAAGAGGTGTTCCTAAAAAATATGTAAGAGGTTCTAAGAATAAAAAGAAAACTCAAGATGAGATACTAAGAACTAGTAGGTTGTATAAAAAAGGAAAACTAACACCTGCAATGATGGATAAAATATCCAAACAAAGGAGTAAAAGTGGTAAGAAAAAAACCAGTAAGAAAAAAAGCAAAGCCAAAAAGCGGAGGAAGTAAAGCTTCCGTTTTAGCTAAGTACTCTAAGAGTTCTGGAATATCTAAAGGTACTCTTTCAAAAGTCTACTCTAGAGGTTTGGGAGCATATTACTCCAGTGGTTCTCGCCCCGGAGTTAGCGCTCATCAATGGGCTGCTGGGAGAGTTAGGAGCTTTGCTACAGGGAAAGGTGGTGCTAGAAAAGCAGATAAAGATTTATTGCGTGGTGGTAAAAAGAAAAAAGTAACAAGAAGAAAAAAGAAATAGTGGCAAAAAAGAAAAAAGACCCTAGGGTTGGTACAGGTAAAAAACCTAAAGGTAGTGGTCGTAGATTATATACAGATGAAAATCCTAAAGATACAGTAAGTATAAAGTTTGCAACTCCTACTGATGCAATTAAAACAGTTTCTAAAGTAAAAAAAATAAATAAACCCTTTGCTAGAAAAATACAAATACTAACAGTAGGAGAACAAAGGTCTAAGGTAGCAGGTAAAAGTGCACAAGCAACAATTTTTAAAAAAGGCAAAGAAGCTATTAGAAAAGCTCATGGAAAAAAATAATGTATAGATTTGGTAAAAAAAGTAGAGAAAGATTAAAAGGTGTAGATTCTAAACTAGTTAATGTCCTTAATGAACTTATTAAAATTATGGATGTTACTATAATAGAGGGTCTACGAACAAAAGAAAGACAGCAAGAGTTGTTAAAGAAAGGAGCTACTAAAGTTAAGTATTCTAAACATATGGATGGTAAAGCTGTAGACTTAGCACCGTACCCTATAGACTGGGAAAATAGAGATGGTTTTCACTATATGGGTGGTATGATTAGAGGAATAGCTAAACAACTTAATGTTAAAGTTCGTTGGGGTGGAGACTGGGATTCTGACGGTGATGTAAAAGACAATGGCTTTGATGACTTAGTTCATGTGGAGATACTTGATTAATGCCTAAACAATTATATACTATAAATAAATTTGATGCTGGTATAAATACAGTTAAAGATGCAAGAGATTTAGCTGAACCAGAGTCAAGTGCCGTAACTAATATGGCAGTTGATGCGCAAGGAAAAATAAAATCAGCAGGAACTTTTACTGGACATCTTGCTAATCCTTCTGATGTAGGCGGCAGTAACCTTGCAAAATTTATATCTGGTCATACCGCAAGACTTGAAATAGGTACAAGTGCTCCGGGTACAACTACAGGAAGGCTTAATCTTGGAGGAGGATACAACTTATGTTACTTTGAATCAGACCATAGTATTTTTGATGACATAGATAATACAGGTAATGAATTTACTGTAGGAAGTGCTAATGGTAATATAAGTTTTGGTAACCCTCAAAATACAGCAGTAGATGGAGTAGCAACTTCAAGCTCTGCTGATATTCCGGGTGCAGGGTCTACGGAGTAATATATGGCTTTAGCTGTACTTCCATCAAAATCATTTATCAAAATAACCGTTTCTGGAACAGCAGATTACTGGACTTCCAACTTAGGATTCTTAATAGGAGATGTAATAACTGTTACTGGTAGTAAACTTAACGACGGTGTTTATCTTGTATCTGGTTTTATTCAACAAGGCGGTTCTCATTATATGATGGTTATTGGAAAACCTATTGTAGATGAAACTTCTTTTACAGTTGATACAGATACTGCAAAATTAGGTACATCCACAACTCTTGATATAGTGGATAGTCCTGATGTTAGGGTAGGTCAAACTGTAACTGGAACTAATATAGGAACAGGAAGAACTGTTCAATCTATTAGTGCAGGAACTGAAGGTATAGATGCTAGTCAAATAACTTTAAATACTGCTACTTCAGGTGCTGTAGGTAGTGGAGTCACCTTAACATTTTCATCATCGCCAGATGGAGCATCAACATCAGTTAGGATAAAAGCTAAAAGAGCTACAGGAGATAGGTTATGTGCCTTTGGAGATGCGGCTAATAATAATGTAGATGTGTGGTCTTTTAATAAAGTAACCGACTCTAGCTCAACAGATGATGGCTGGGTAAATGAAGAAATAAACACAGCTATGATTTCACCAGCTAGTGAACACGTTTCTACATCTCAGTTTATATTTACATTTTCTGATGAAGTATTAAGAGTGACTGATATAAATATAGAAAATAATTCAATACTTAAATGGTATGGCTATATACAAATGAATCAATTTGAAACTGCAAATGATTCAGTTTCTTTAGCTTTTAATGGATGGTATGAGCACCCTGCTTACTTAGAAAGACCAGCTTTAATAGCAATGGCTAGCTCAAATCAAAATGCAGTAGATACAGATAGTCACTATAATGTTTTAAATGATATAGTAGAAAACAAAGCAGGTTCAGATGTCTTAACTTCAGAGCTTGTAACTGCAGTGACTGAAGACTCTATTACTTTTGATACTAGTGGCTCTGAAAGAACAGCTAATCATTATTTTGAAATGGGGCAAGTTTATTCAATTTTATCTCGTTCTTCTGAAAAACCAGAATGTTTTATGGTTAGAAAAACAGCAGAGGGAAGAAGTCCTACTACACCTGTAAGAGTTTATCGTGGCTACGGAGGTACTCCAGATGCAGAAATAGCTGATAATAGTGGAGATATATACAAGAGAGGATTAGGTTGGAATATAGGAGTTACAGAAGGAACAGAAAAAGGTACTTGGGCTGAAAACGAGTATGAGTTTTTTCAAACATTTATATATGATGAAAACCAAGAAAGCAAACCTAAAAAATATACAGGAACTTTAACAACTACTAACGAAAGCAAATCTTTAAAGTGTACGATTTATGCTGATAGATTTTACAATGGGAGAATAACTGGCGGTAGAATATATATAAGGGAAGCTGGTAGTAGCAACGATTTAATTTTATTTGCAGATATAGATATAAGACTTGGAGCAAGAATGACTCTTGACGGTGGTTATACACCTTGGGTAAAAAGAGTTGATACTAATGCTAATCATACTGAAAACTCTGGATATTATTCAGCTACTAGTTCTTCGGAAGGATTAAAATCTACTAATCCAAATTTTGATACTTACAAAACTCTTAATGGATA